AATTTGATGTCAGGAGAAATGCCTGTCAAAGCTGTCGAGTAATCCAAAGAAGAAGATCTGCGGTAAAGACGACGACGTCGTGGTTAAGGCAGAGGATCGTTGTTGCGAAGAAACGCGCCATAAAGCGCAGCATGGATTTTTCTGATGACGTGACAATAGATTATCTTATCAGCCTTCTCGCCCGTCAGGACGGATTGTGCGCGCTTACAGGGGTGCATATGACTCACGGCGGTGGTATGGCGGACACGGCGATGAGCATTGACAGAATAGATAGCCGCATCGGCTACATACCCGGCAATTTACAGCTGGTATGCCACCGAGTAAACGTAATGAAAATGGATATGCCTGACGACCAGCTGTGGTGGTGGGCAAAAAATCTGGTGACCCATGACGAACGACGAGAAGATCATACAAGCAGCGAAGAAGCTGAAGACTAACTTCCCGTTATATGCAAAAAATATCCTGCGAATTGTCAACAAAGAGGGAGCGATAACCCCTTTTGAGTTGAATGCAGGCCAGCGATGGATGCACCAAACGCTAGATCAGCAGCTAGAAAAGCAGGGAAATATCCGCGCCCTAGTTTTAAAAGCCCGTCAGGTAGGCATATCAACCTACGTGGAGGGGCGATTCTTCTGGAAAATCACACAAAATCGAAACGCTAACGCGTTTGTACTCTCGCATCTGGCCGAGTCGACCAACTCGATCTTTAATATGGTGCGCCAGTTTTACGACCATATCCCCCACCCCGCTTTTAAACCGGGACTGGCATCGCAATCTGCGAGCACGCTGGCATTTGAAGGACTGAACAGTCGGTACAGGGTAGGTACAGCAAGGTCGACTCAGACTGGCCGGGGCCAGACTAACCGATTCGTGCATGGGTCGGAGGTCGCGTTTTATCCACAGGGTTCAGATATCGTCGCGGGACTCTTGCAGACCGTGGGCGGAAAAGGCTCGGAAGTAATTCTCGAATCGACGGCGAACGGCGCGGGCGGCTGGTTTTACGATCAAGTGATGAAGTCTCTGCGCGGCGAAACCGAGTGGGTCGTGTGCTTCATACCGTGGTATTGGATGCCGGAGTACCGCCGAAAAGTAAACCCATACTTCGAGCGCACCCCCGAAGAAGACAAGCTAGCGCAGGCCTACAAGCTAGACGACGAGCAGTTGATGTTCCGCCGAGCAAAACTTGACGAGCTGGGATCATCTGATTTGTTCCGGCAAGAATACCCGAGCACCCCGATCGAAGCGTTTTTGACTTCCGGCCGGTGCTTTGTAGAGGACGCGGTTCTCCGTGACGCCGAAGACAACTGCTATACCCCGGACTTCCGAGGCGATTACCGTTCCGGAGTTTTGGAAAATTACACGCACGGGCCTTACAAAGAGTGGTGTAACCCTGATCCTGATGAAAATTATGTGATTGGGGTGGACGTTGCCGAGGGTCTGTCCTACGGAGACTACAGTTGCGCGCAGGTTTTAGACTCGAGAGGCAACCAAGTAGCCTGCTATCACGGGCATATAGACCCTTTCGAGTACGCTAATTTCTTAGGAAAGCTAGGTGATAGATGGAATAGAGCCTACATGGTGGTGGAAAGAAACAACCACGGCCTCACTACATTGCGCCGATTACAGGAGATACAGTACCCCAACCTGTTTGTAGAGAGTTCAGTTGATGGTGCATATGGTGACAAGCTCACTAAGCGTGGTGGTTTTTTAACCACATCAAAGACAAAACCCCTGATTATCGACAATCTTGCCGCCCTACTTCGACAGCGTGAAGGGGGTGTTGCAGACATCGAGTTAGTTAATGAATTACGAACGTATGTTATTGATGATAAAGGGAGTTTCAATTCTCAGAATGGATGTTATGATGATAGGGTGATGGCATACGCCATCGCCTTGCATGGATTAGCCTCAATGCCCCGCCCTCGCATTCATATTGCGCGGCGCGGCTTTAAGAGTTTGGACTCGACTGTGGGCTATTAGATGCAAGATCCAGCAGAGTTAATGTACGAAGAAGAGTTTGTCTCTGACGAAGACCTCGACGGGCAGCAGGAGCAAGAACTGCAAAGCTTGGGTCATCGCCTGAAAGACATCTTTCAAGAGTACAAAGACGCACGAAAAGAAACTGAGAACGAGTGGCTTAAAGATCTGCGCCAATACAATGGGCAGTACGAGCCCGAAATCCTTGCGCGCCTGAATGATCATGGCGGCGCCCGCTCTAAAGTTTTTGTAGGCCTCACCCGAACTAAGGTAATGGCCGCGTACTCTCGTATTGTTGATCTGCTCTTTCAGCATGGCGACCTTTACTTTGCGGTACACCCTACCCCGATCGCCGACATCGATCCTTTGACCGCTGCGCGAATGCGCCAGCAGGCAATGCAAGAAGTCATGATGGCCTCCGGCATGGCTGACCCAATGCAGAATCAAGATCTCATGCTTGAGCGCATGGGCGAGCTTGAACAGGGATTCAAAGAAGTTGAGCAGAAGATGGCGGAAGAAGCTGCCAAGAACATGACTGTTCAGATTAAAGATCAGCTGATTGAGGAACGCGCCGACCAGAAGTTGAAGCAATCCATACTTGAGGCTTGCATATTTGGATCAGGGGCAGTCAAAGCAGGAACTGTTCGAATCGATACTAAGCAGTCTTACGGGAAGGCTATAGACCCTGAAACTGGCGCGCAGACCTACGCACTGAGCGTAGTTGAGACCCCAGTCCCCGAGTTAGAAAGCGTATCTATATTTGATTTATATGTCGACCCTTATTGCACGACTCTCGATGATTGCAATGGATTATTTCGTCGTCATGTACTAACACGTCGCCAGTTCCGGGACTTGGCTGATCTACCAGACTTTGACGATGAGATGGTCCGGTACTTACTCAAGATGAACCGGACAGGTAATCATGTTGAGGAAGAGCATGAAAGAACACTGCGTAGGATTGCTGGCATTAGGGATCATGCTGAGTCTAACCGTTTTGAAGTATTTGAATACTGGGGTGATGTTGACGGTTACGCCCTAGAAGAGCACGGGATAGACGTCCCTGAAGGTATGGAGCTGAGTGATCAGTTCTCTGCATGTGTCTGGTTATGTGAGAGCAAGATTTTAAAAGTCATGCTAAACCCGATTGCTGGGTACAAAATTCCATATCACATCTTCCCGTATGAGCGTAATCCCCATCAGTTTTGGGGTATCGGCGTGCCTCGCATGATGCGTGACAGCCAAACAACAATGAACGCTGCTGTTCGGATTTGGTTAGACAACATGGCCCTTTCATCAGGCCCAATGGTTGAGGTTAATACTGACCTTCTGGCAGCGGGCGAAGACCCCACGGACATACACCCATGGCGAGTATTCTTGCGCGAAGGTGGTGATGGTTCTATGCCGGCAGTACGTTGGTATCAACCGGTGGCGAATGCCAATGGATTAAACCAGATCGTGGAAATCTTCCGCCGATTTGCGGATGAGACGACCAGCCTACCCTCCTACACTCACGGGGAGCAAACGGCATCGTTAAACAAGACAGCTACGGGCATGTCTATGTTGATGGGAGCTGCGAACGTAGCGCTCAAAAGTACGATTAAAAACATTGATGACTTCCTTTTGGAGCCAATGATTGAAGCAATGTTCCACTGGAATATGGAGTTCAATCCGAGGGAAGACATCAAAGGCGATCTCAGGATCGTCGCAAGAGGTAGCACTGCTCTTGTTCAAAAAGAAGTGCAAAGCCAGCGACTGCTCCAATTCCTGTCACTGGTTTCTAACCCCATGGATGCGGCTTTAGTGGATCGACCTAGTTTGTTGCGCGACATCGCGCAGACATTAGATATCGACCCGGATGAAATTATTAAGTCTGAAGAGAGGTTGCAAGCTGAACAAGCACTCCAAAATCAAATGCTCGCCGGAGCAGGCCCGGGCGGTACTGGAACTCCGGCTCAGCCCGGCATGGTCCCTGATATCGGACCTGCTGGCGTCCCGATTGGCTGACGCTAGAGACCGGCTAGAGCAGGCAGACGAAAAGAATTTTAGGTTTGAGCAAGGCCGCGTAACTGAGTTGCGCTTCGCGCTTGAACTTGAAGATACCGCGAAAGCGGTACTAGACCGAGAGCGGACCCCTAACCGGAAATCCGCAATTACTTAACGGACATCCCCTTGTGGACCCGAGGAAAAATATATGGCTAGTAGAAATGACCCTGAGCGTTTAGAAGCTGAAGCACGAGAAATGCTCAGCAAGCTGACAGAAACTGAAGCGGAATCTCCTGTCGACGTGGAGCAAACCGAAGAAGTGGAAGCGCTTGCTGAAGAGACCCCCGAGCCTACGGATACGGTCGAAGTTGAAAGTGCGGATGAGGCTCCAGTATTTGAGGAAGAACGCGGCGAAGAAACTCAAATGCAGGATCGGCTAGATAAAGCCGAGAAAGCGATGAAAGGCGCTCAAGCGAGGATGACCAAAGCAACCCAAGAGGCTGCTGAACTCCGAAAGTTAAATTCGGATTTGATGCAAGCTGTTGGCGATCTTAAAGGTCAGCTGGAGGAGAGACAAAAAGACAATGAGCAGCTGGCAAAAATCCGGGAGGAATATCCCGACATAGCTGGCCCGCTCCTTGACGAGTTAAGTCGAACCCAAGCAGAGGTTTCAAGCACCAAGGATGCCTTGGCAGCTGAAGAACGCAGACGACAGGAAGCCGTTGCAACACAAGCGCAGGCTGAGCATTTTGACCGAATCCGAGCGATTCATCCCGATGTAGATCAACTGATCGAAACCGCGGACTGGATTAATTGGCTGGAGGTTCAAGATCCTCGAACGCACGAGTGGGTGGAACGCGGATCTTCTAACGATGTCAATGCGATTTTGACGCGGTTTAAGGTTGATATGGGCATGAAACCACCCACGCCGCAAGAGCAGGCTCTCGAGAAAGCAAGGAAGGTTGCAGAACCTAAGATGCCAAAAACTCGGAAGCCTAATACTGGTGGAAAGAAAACTTGGACTGTGGAAGAGATCAAGCGGATGCCGAATCGAGACTTCGAGAAGTATCAGGGTGAGATCTTAAAAGCCATGGAACAAGGATCAATCCGCCGTTAATTAATACTCTTGTGAGGAATTAAACAATGGCTTTTTCATTTTTCAGCACGGGTGCTACATCTGAAGTAAATTTCGTCCCAGAGGTGTTTTCAAAACTCCTTCAGGCTAAGTTTTACAAGCAGTCTGTACTGCCCGCAATTTCAAACACTGACTACGAAGGCGAGATCTCAGGTCAAGGCGACAAGGTTGTAATCCGAACCGTACCCGCGGTAACGATCAACGACTACGCTGGTACTGTGTCAAACCAAGAGCTTACTACTGCCAAGGTCGAGATGTTGATCGACAAGGCTAAGTACTACAGCTTCAAGATTGACGACGTATTGGCAGCTCAGGCTGACATCAACATGCTCGAAGCTGCATCTTCTGATGCTGCCGAAGGTATGCGCGTTGCAGTTGAGTCTGACGTAATGTCTTCTGTGATTACCGGTGCTACTACAATCGGTGCTCAGACTACAATTACTGCGTCCAACGTATTGGGTGAGATCCTTGAGCTGTCTACAGCGCTGGATAACCTGAACATCCCAGAGGAAGGACGATTCATCGTTTTACCTCCTTCGATGATCAGCCTGCTCAAGCAGTCAGAACTCCGTCAAGCGTACTTGACCGGCGACTCAGAGTCTCCTCTGCGTAACGGTCGTGTAGGTATGGTAGATCGTTTCACTGTTTATCAGTCAAACATGCTCTTCACAGCATCTTCAGGTGCTGACGATACTTACACTCACGTACTTGCAGGCCACCCAAAGGCTATCTCATTCGCGTCGCAGTTCACTAACACTGAAACTGTCCGCCTTGAGAGCACCTTCGGTGATGCTGTTCGTGGCTTGAAGGTATACGGCTCTAAGGTCGTAGTTCCTGATTGCCTCGCTGTAGGTAAGTGGAAGGTCTAAAGACCGGTACGGGGGGCGAAAGCCCCCCTAACTTATTGGATTTATTATGGAAACTGGTAAGCGCTTTAAAAAGGACGAGCTATTTAAAGAAGCTCAATCGGAGTTCAGTGTAAAGCTGGATCGTCGATTAAGCCTCGAGCAGCTTGAAGATCAGATTGCCCGACTACGTCAGCACGGCAAAGAGCCTGCTGAGTCTGAGAAAAAGCAACCTGTACCTAAGCGTGTCAGAAATGTCATCACTGGTAACATTTTTGACTACAACCCTGTTTGGAAGGGCTTGCCTGACCTTGAAGTTATTGAGTGGGAGGATTGACGATGGCAACAACAAAGGTTGTGGACATCTTAGACAGAGCCTCGATCATTTTACAGGACAGCACCAACGTCAGATTCCCAAACTCTGAGTTGCTGAAGTTCTTTAATGACGCGCAGAAAGAAGTTGTATTGCATCGCCCAGACGCAAAGATGGTCAACGAATCATTTTCTTGTGTTGACGGTAGCAAGCAGACTCTTCCGGCCGCGGCATTACGCTTGATCGAGATTGTTAGAAACGTAAGTGGCAGAGCGATTACTCAAGTTGATCGAAAGATCCTTGATGAGACTCTACCTAACTGGCATGAAACAGCAGCCGGGACAAACAAGATCGAGCACTATATTTACGATCCTGCTGACCCTAAGCATTTCTATGTTTATCCGAAAGGCGCAGCAGGAAGTCACGATATGGAAATCGTGTATAGCTCTGCACCGTCAGACATTGCTGTTAGTAACTTTGATACTGACACTACGACGATCAGCCTAGATGATGTTTACGCAAACTGCATACTGGATTACATACTGTATCGTGCATATCAGAAGGATTCTGAGTACGCCGGTAACGCAGAAAGAAGCATGATGCACTACTCGTCATTCGCTAACGCTTTGGGTATTAAGACTCAAGCTGACAGCGCAACTACGCCAGTGCCAAATACTCCTGATAGGAACGCTGGGAGAGCTTAATGAAATACTCAGACCTCAATGTTCACATCCGAACCGAAGTTCAGGGTTGCCCTGACTTCATCATAGAGCGTGCAGTTCGTGATTCAGCGATTGAATTCTGTCGTAGGACAGACGTTTACATCCCTGAGCCAGAGTTCGTTATTGTGATCGGCGGGGTCAACGAGTATTCCGTTACTATCCCAACCGGGACCGAGCTTAATCACATCATCGACATCTTTGATAACCATAGGGCGTTGCAGCCAATTAGTTATAACGAGCTGCTGCGCCGTCTTGGTGATGAAACAGAAAGGGGCAAGCCTGCATATTACTCACAGCGTGATAACGCAGAGTTTTTTGTGGCACCCATACCTAATGACAGCGACTCCATTCGAGTCGTTTATTCTGTAAAGCCGACTTCAACCAGTACCAGCATTCCCGACACTATCGGTAAAGAGTATCGAGAGGCTCTTGTGCATGGTGCGTTGTTTAGGCTGCAAATGATGGCTGGGCATCCGTTCACAAATCCCAACATGGCGTCGGTTAACAAGAACCTCTTCGAGCGTGAAGTGGGTCGCACTACCCGTCAAGTTAAGTATGGATTTTCTGGCGGCACGCTCACATGTAAAGCGAGGGCGTTTATCTAATGGCTTACATAACGACTATCGATCTTGTTCAGGGCGACCAGTTGCCCGAGATAGAGCTGACCTTAAAAGACTCTAACCAAGCCGCTGCGGGTCTAACTTTAGACACAGACGACCCGTCAACATTTGCGGCGCTTACTCTTTCTGGTGGCTCTGTAAGAATGCGTCTACGCAAGGTTGGCCAGACCGCATTGATTGACACGCTTGTTGGAACTATTACTGACGGCTCCGCCGGCAAGGTCACTTTTGTTTTTGACAGCGACACTCTAGATACAACAGGCGTCTTGGAGGGTGAAATAGAATTTACTGACTCCGGGAGCAGAACTCAAACTGTGGTTGATCTAATTAAGTTTAAAGTTAGATCACAATTCGGGTAAAGACATATGGCGATCCATGCCGAGGTTAGATTCCGAAGGCTGGTCGCGAGTGCTACAAGTCGAAAGATATACGTTCAAGCGTCTAAACGTACCTTTGCGGCAGTTGTCTCAGAGCGAAATCTATACTTAGATACCAGCTATCGAGCATTAGCCCCCGAAATCAGCTATAGAAGACTACATGCGGCGCCAAACTGGCGCAGCCTTTTCTTGCACGACGTTCACGTCAATCCAGAAAGAACTATCTACTTTTTTGCTGACCAGTTTTCTTTTGCAGATACACCGTTACTGTCTATAGAGCCCTCTTACACTGACTCTTTCGTGTTTTCTGACGATACATTCTTTGATATCGGCCGCTCTTTAAATGACCTAGAAGTATTGACGGATGCCGTTGTAAAGGCGATAGATAAAAACCCTACAGATGCATCTACCCTGACAGATGTTTTGTCGCATGTCATGGACTTCAGTCGACTCCATAGTGACGACGTCAGTGTTTTAGACAGTCAGGTTTTTGATGTCTCAAGCTTTGCAACTGACACATACACCACTATAGATGCCGCTGAATTTAGTATTGGCAGCTCTTTAATTGATAGTACGTCTCTATCTGAGACCTCCTTAATCAGCACGTCTAAAGTTTCTGAAGATACAGTCAGTGTTACTGAAAGTATCCAAACCAGTCCAAGCCTTAACAGACTTAACACTATAAGTGTTACCGAAGTACTCACAGCAACTAGAGATCCTTTTTCATTCGAGTTTACATTCGGCGATGGGTTCACCAACGTCTCTGGGTCTCCAGATGATCAGGTATCTTTTTCAGAAACGCAGTCATTTGACGTTGGGTTTGGTCTTCAAGACTTCTTTACCCTTGATGATTTCAACCAGATAGACAAAGAGGCAGCTGCCAACAAATCCAATGTTTACTCATTGCAAGACGAGCAAGCTCTGGCATTTGGAAAGCTTTCTGATGATTCCTTTGTTTTATCTGATTCGCCGGTCGCCTCAGTAAGCTCAGAAAAATCTGATACCTTTGCCCTTGCTGAAGATGCGGACATTAGCGTTTCTAAAAGCAACACCGACTCCTATTCTTTGTCAGAATTCAGCCTAAGATCAGTTGGAAAGCTGTTACAAGACTCAACTAACCCCTTGACAGATAACGCGATTTTTGCATTTACCAAGAGCGCTTCTGAGAATATAATTGTAAATGAAGTGCAAGCTTTTTCTGTGTCCAAGCTTGCGCTAGATGGTTTAAACATATCGGACACACCCGTGCTGTCTCCACGGAAAGGTACTTCGGACAGTGTAACTATGGGTGACGTATTAGTTACCCAAAGATTGGTAGCCAGCTCAGTCCTCAATAAAGGGGATTTGGGTTTCGTGTTACTAAACGCTGACTAAAGTGGAGACTCACAATGATCCAAGACGATCTTAAACTAAAGGGGCGGCTGGATATTGTCGTCACCTCTCAGGATGGTGTAATAAAGCAAAAAGAATCTGTTGAAAACTTAGTTGTCACAGCAGGTAAAAGCTTTGTCGCATCAAGAATGGCCGGAAGCTCTGCCAGTGTAATGAGCCACATGGCAATTGGAACCGACAATACAGCTGCCTCTGCAAGCGACACGGCCCTTGGGTCCGAATCCGCACGCTCCGCGCTAACCAGCACTACCGTAAATAATAACGACGTAGTCTACGTTGCCAGCTTTGCAGCTGGAGTTCCGTCGACCTCCGCAGTTATTACCGAGGCCGGAATATTTAACGCGAGCAGTAGCGGTACCATGCTTTGCCATACTGTATTTGGATCAATTTCAAAAGGTACTAGCGACAGTTTGACTATCACTTGGACGGTATCTGCCTCCTAAGTCATTGATCTAAAGAGGTTTATATATGGCTGTCAAGTTTGCCAACCTCGCCAGCGCCACGCTCGCGAGTGCTACTACAAATTCTGCTACCTCATTAACGGTATCTGATGCTTCGTCGTTCCCCTCTCTTGGGGGCGGCGATTACTTCTACGCTTCTATAGGTGAAGGGTTAAGCTCAGAGATTGTTAAGGTAACAGCTGTTTCGTCTAATACACTTACTGCAACTAGGGGCCAAGATGGCACCACTGCGGTGGCGCATTCTTCCGGAACTGTAATAGCACTTCGTGTAGTCGCTGCGGCACTTGATGACATAGCCTCGCAAGCCCAAACAGCCGCCGACACCGAATCGGTCTCCATCGCTGGGGATACGATGACGGGCAATTTGTCATTCGGAGATAACGTCAAAGCTACTTTTGGCGACAACGACTTACAAATCTACCACTCAGGCTCTGCTTCATACATTACTGACTCAGGAACTGGAAACCTGTTGATACAAGGTACTGACGTTAGATTGCAGAATGCTGGAGCTACTGCTAACTACTTAAAAGGAACAGATGGAGCAGAGGTTTCTTTATTTTATGCAGGCGGACAAAAACTAGCCACGAGTGGCTCAGGTATTGAGGTTACAGGCGCTATCTCGAGTGGGGCTATCACTAGCACAGGAAAGCTAACGCTAAATGACCCGAGTGTTGGCGGATGGATTCAGTCGAATGGAAGTATTCGGATCGACATCGACAATGATAACGATCAAACCAATAGAGCCTTCATTGTCAGCAAAGACAACGGAGCTACAAATCTACTAACAATATACGAAGATGCCGCCGCTACTTTTGCAGGCACAGGCGCGTTCTCTGGCAAGCTGACTATAAGCAATGGTAATTACGCGAACCATTTAGAGCTTGTTCGTGGTAGCGATACGCTATACCTCACACCAAGTGGCGGTCAGTTACTTACTAACGGTGGACTGTCACCCGCCGTAACAAACCAATATGCCCTTGGTCGAACTGATAAGTATTGGCAAGATTTATGGCTAGGCACCTCGCTAAAAATGGGCGGCACTACTGTCATTAACGCTAGTCGCAACCTAATCAACATCGGCACTATCTCTAGTGGGGCCATTACTAGCAGTGGAACGATAACGACAAGCGGCAGTTTTGTCGGCGTTAACGCTATCGTAGACAATGTTATTGCCAAGACATCAGGCGGCAATATCTTATTTAAAACAAATGGCGGCTCGTCTATTGCTAGGTTTAATAATAACCAAAGTGCTGATTTCTTTGGCGCGATTAATAGCAGTGGGCTAATTAAAGGAACAAGGTCGATAACGTCTGCCGATGTTGATTACTTGCGTTTGCAGATGTCGTCGTGGTCACAACACGCGGGTTACCTAAAGAGTCTCGTTTGGCATGACGGCGCAAACAATATTGCAGGCATTGGGGCAGAATACGACCAAAGCAAAACCAATATACATTTTCACAGCCAATACAACGCCGGTTACAAGGGAACGAGCGTTAAGACGTTCAGCGTGTTCGGCAACGGTAACGTAGACGTTTTGGGTACTACTTTATCCGTAGGGAATGCTACTGGCGGTAATCAATTCTTTAAAAGACCAAGTGCAAATTATATTTTTGCAGATCAGACAGGCGGCTATCTAGTTTTCGGAACTAACGGGTTAAGTACAAGCCTAGCGAATGCGTCATTAAGACTTGATACCTCTAAAAATGCAATCTTTGGAGGCACCATCACGAGTGGGGCTATCACTAGCACAGGCACCTCGACGTTTGGTGGGGTTCAAATTGGCGGCACTACTGTCATTAGCTCTAGCCGCAACCTAACTAACATCGGCACGATTTCGAGTCAGGCTATCACTAGCGTCGGTAACGCCAGTATTTCAAACCCGTCGGCTGGTGCGAGCATAACTCTGAGAAGAACGGATGTTAATACAAGCGGTATATTTCTCGTAGGAAGTAGTTTCAGCTACATAGGAACAACAACGAATAAGCCGTTTCACCTCTATCAAAATAATGCTTCTGCGTTACAAATTGATACCAGCAAAGACGCAACCTTCGCAGGCAATATTTCGAGTGGGGATATCACCAGCACAGGCACTGGAACGTTTGGCACGCAGGTCGCCCTTGCAAAACAAGGAACTGCAACATCATCAAGCGCGCAATTTAGTTCAGCATCAGTGGCATTTGAAGCAAGCGGATGGGATGTAAACAACGCTATTTCAAGAACTGGTGTCTGGACGATCTATAATGCACCAACAGCAAGTAATTTTCCTGATTTTGATCTTAATTTTTATGAGCCGGGTAATGGCTTAAAGTTTCAGTTGCACGGCAGAGGATCGAACAATTATGTAGATCCTTTAGCTGCATCGTTCTATGGCAATGTAAATATCAACGCTGATAGCTCAAGTGCAGCTGATGGTGGTGATGGAAGTTTAACCGTAGCAGGCGCAATCGGCGCTGGCGGTGCGGCAGAAAGTTTTTATGATCTCAAGGTTTACGGACTAGCGCGCTTTCAAGGTTCGGCAAACTTTGTTTCAGCGACAAACCCAATACAGGTAGGCGGCGTTACCCTCGTCGACGCCAGTCGCAACATTACAGCAGGCGCGATTACTAGCAGTGGTCAACTATCTGTATCTGGCAACAACCTAGCAGTGTTTGGCCCTAATAGTCTTTACTCAAGGTCATTAGCTATCGGTGGTAACGCTAACAACTCAACTTCTACTAGAGCTTCTATAGGCACAACAAATGGCAACTTACACATTGACGCGGCGACTGGCGCTTTCGGTACATATCTTAATTTATACGATGGCACTGGCGGCGTTCATTTAGGTAACGGCGTAGGTGCTACTGCGGCGCACTTCAATGCAAGCGGACATTTATCACTTGCAGGAAATGCAGGGGGGCATATAAGTGGCTACGCACTAAGCGTCGGAGGTGTTGGCGTTGTAAGTACGTCGCGCAACATCTCTGCGAGCGCTATCACAGCAGATAGCGCAACTTTGGGCTCGGCGGCGGCTTCTGCAAACGTTGCATTACAAGTAAGTCCTCCAACTGGAAATAATCAAAGCGGACTAAAAATAACCAACACTGATGGCGGTGCGCATACTTGGCTTGGCTATTACGATGGAAACAACTACCTCACCGGAGATGCGGACGTAGCCACTGGCGGTAAAACTTATATTCGCTCTGAATCTGGAGGAGCGTACTCAAATATTGCAACCTTCTCTCCTACTAGCATAGTTTTCTCTAAATCCATTACGAGTGGTGCGATTACCAGCAGTGGGATAGTTGATGCCCCCTATTTTATTGGAGGCTCAGGGGGATACAGAGTTAAGTTTTCGGTTTGGAGTGGCACTACATACGGTATAGGCATGAAAAACGGCTTTTCGTATGGTGGACTCGCAAGCAATTATGCAATGTGCTTCCAGATGAACACCACAGCCGGTCGTGGTTTCTGGTGGGGAACGACCGGAAACTCCGACGCTCAAGGTGCTATGGCTCTTACCAATGACGGCAAGCTGACAGTAAACCACTCAATGCGGCTTGGATATGGAGTCAATGACACCACAACCCCCGGAGCGACTCATGCTTTAGATGTAAGCGGCACAAGTGTTTTTACAACTGCGGACAACAGCGCACAAGTCACGCTTATCTCTACAGATACAGATGCCTCAGTAGGGCCACAACTTAATCTTTGGAGAAACTCAGGCCTAGGATCAAACGGTGACTTGATCGGTAAAATTACGTTCACAGGTGAAGACACGGTTGGTTCTACAAATACGTTTGCAACTATTTATGGCGTAGCAGACCAAGCAAACAACGGCGCTGAAGACGGATCTATTCACTTCCAAACGCTTATCAATGGCGTTTTAGAGGATAGGTTTGAAATTAATAGTGCTGGAAATTCTGTTTTTACTGGGATTATCAACAACACACGCGGCAATTCAAGTGTCGCACCTCCCAACACCGCCGATCATACTGCGGGTACACGCATCAGTTTTTACGATGCGAGTGCAACTTCTTGGTATGCGATGGGGATTGAGTCAAGCACTCTTTGGTTTAATTCTGACGCAAATTATAAGTGGTACCAAGACGGCACGTTAAGGATGTCTCTTCTGGGGGCGAACCTTGCTGTTACTGGCACCCTGAACTCGGGTGCTATAACTAGTAGTGGTCAAGTTACAGGCACCAGATTTACGGATGCCGCCAATCCAACAGCCTACTTCGTTCAACCGAGCGCCATCAGCTTTATCCATGAACTACGTGTGGATGACTTCATCCGCCACAATGGCGACACGGACACGCATATTAAGTTTCTTACCGATAGAGTTCAGCTTACTGCTGGCAACGTGCTCATGCTTGACTGCGTTGAGGGTGGTACAGACTACATTGATATAATTAATCGCGTCCGAGTTACGGCTGGTGGTAATTTGGAGTGCGAAGGAAATATAACGGCCTACACAACAACCAGTATTTCGGACATCAACCAAAAAGAAAATATCCAGCAAATTAGCGACCCCATTGAAAAGGTTAAGCAAATCTCTGGCTATACATTCGACTGGAAGAACTCAGGCGAGCACTCAGGCGGCGTAATAGCTCAAGAGGTCGAGCAAATCATGCCAGACGTGGTCAAAGAGGTAAGTATCCGCGACGGCGATGAAATGAAGGCAGTGGATTACCAAGCCATAATCGGGCTATTGGTTGAGACTGTTAAAGACTTAAACAAGCGAATAGAGGATTTAGAAAATGGCGATAACTAACACACGAACAGTTCAGCGTTGCGAAGTGTACCCAGCAATGAGTGCCGACGAGCATCCAACTATGATGGTCGTATACACGCATACTTTTGACGACACAGATGACGCAGAGCTTCCAGTGACCACAGATAAGATTGTCCATTTGACGCGGTACGTTGTGACTATGGCTGACGATGGTACAGAAACTTCTACGGCCACTGACATGACTAGTCACGACCAAATGGTGCAAGACATTGCCTCGGCTATATGGACTGACTAATGGCTCTTCAAACCTCGGGTGCTATTAGTCTCAACCAGATTCACATCGAAGCCGGTGGGACTAGTGGCACCACAGTTTCTTTTAATGATTCTGACATCAGAGGTTTGACCCCCGCTAGCGGAAAAACGATTAGCACTGTGTCGGGTTCGGCGATTGACTTTGCTGACTTTTATGGCGCATCAGATGTTCTTAATCTGTTTAACTCTTTCACTTATGCTGCGGAACGAGCGAATCAAACAGGCAGTTCACTTACTCAAGTTTCGAGTGCCTATAGTAGCTATTTCGCAAGCATTATCGGTACCCTAGGTTTTAGACTCAGGTTGGACAGTAATGTTTTACATTTTGAGGTCAAGAGAATAGCTGGCGGGAATGGCGTTCGATATGACGGCTATGGCTCTGGAGTGCAAGACGGGACCACCACAAGTATCGGCACTTCTTATGTATCACTAGGTACTGTCTCTGTTCCTTCGCCTGTAGATGTAAAAGTTAACTGGGCTTACTTTATATCAGGAACAGGAGGTACAGGGTCTATTAATGGTAACACCGCGGGTACGGGCGCAACATATTCGCTGTCAGACAACACTTTCCAAACCTTAACGAACGGTCAATCTGCTGGATTTATGACAACCGCCAGTAACTCACGTAGTTATTCTGGAAGCCAGTCAAGATATTTGACGGTCACTCAGATGAAACTGTCGCTACAAAAAACAGGGTACACAACAGCCGAGGTCGCAGATTTTGACGCCTTCATCACAGCTATTGCTCAAGTTGCTGGCGGCGGTGGCGGCGGTGGCGGCGGTGGCGGGTTTGAACCATGATCATAAATATTTTTAATACAGAACTAACAGCCGTTCCTGACGACACCGGTATTACGGTAGCGGTTGAGGTAGTCACTAGCCGCTATTCTCAAGAACCGACACCAGTTGGTAATCCCGTTGAGGCTACTGATGAGCATGGAATTACAAGTCTAGTTCAGCCTGTTGAATACCTTAATGAGCACATAATTGAGTCTGATGCATTTACATACAGTGTTCCGGTAGAAGATCGAGCAGAGGGAAAGATAGCCAGTGATTACTGGGCTGATATAGAGGGCCAAAGCTCGTACACGCGATTTATCGAAAATGATTGACCCTATCACCGCCATCGCTGGAGCCACCAAGGCTTTCACGCTCGTAAAAGCTATGGTGGAAGTTGGAAAATCCGCTGAAGATACTATGATGCAGATCGGAGTATGGTACGGGCACGCCTCAGATGTGCTTTATGCTGACAAAAAAGCTAAGAACATCAGCCCGTTCAGGCGAGTGGTGTTTAGAAGAAGCGCGCAGCAAGAGGCTATTCAAGCTTTTGCAGCTAAGAAAAAACTGGAGAGTCAGCAGCGTGAGCTGATATCTATGATCAATCTTGTTTACGGAGCACAAGGGTTACAGGAGTTCCGTGAGATACGAAAGCAAATAATTCAAGAGCGGGAAGATACGGTGTATCGGCAGCAAGAAATGAAGGAGGCTATGGTTAACAGCTTTTCAATAATGGTTCTTGTCGCCGTTCTATCTGGCCTGCTGATGTTTATGTTCTCATAATTAGTGAACAAACCTTGCCAGTGATATATTGGCACTACAAATCAACTGCACGGACAGCATAACTACGGAGAGGATCATGAGTATTCTCGGTTCTGTGCTGGGCAGTCTGGGCGGAAAAGTTGTTGAGGCAATTGATAGCCGCGGCCAACGAAAGCACGAGCAATCAGTTCAAAAGATTGAGCTAGAAAAGCTACGACACACAAAGCAAATCGAAATGATCCAGCAGGGTCAGCAGATGGACAATGCGTGGGAGCTTCAGCAAATCAAAAACTCAGGATGGAAGGACGAATTTGTTCTTCTACTTCTCAGCATACCTCTCGTTATGTCTTTCATTCCCCAGATGCAGCCTTATGTTGTCGATGGCTTTGTGGCCCTATCAACAACGCCCGATTGGTATCAGTGGCTGATTTTATCTGTATTTGCTGCGATCTATGGAATCCGTATCTGGAGGCGCAAATGACAGGTTTTAGACTCAGGACGTTTGGCGGTAAAGCACCAAAGGTTTTTGCTAGATTGCTACCGGAGGACATGGCGCAAACAGCAACTAATGTACGTTTAGACTCTGGCCGATTAGAGCCATGGAAAGGTAATGCGTCTGCGACAATCACCCCTGTTGGTTCTTATGGTATTACTGGTTCAACTAAGACGTTATTTAAATTCAACTCTTCCATATGGATTGGCAGCCATTCTGTCTTGGACATTGTCCGCTCTCCTCTGGCTGAAGATTCTCATGAGCGCATTTATATTTCTGGTATAGGTGGGAGCACTGGCTATCCAAGGATGACAACCAGCGCAATTATTGGGAACAACACTTACTATCGCTTAGGTATACCAAAACCAAATAACATAACCACTGTTGCAACTGATGTTGCGACCGCGAAAACAGACGAAGAAATACCTCAGTCTAGAGCATACGTTTTCACGTACGTTTCTGCGTACGGAGAAGAAGGTCAGCCTTGCGATGCTTTAGCGAGTCAAGTAATCGCCGTTTACAGTGACCAGAATGTGGTTGTAACTTTCCCTACAAACATCACAGGTAATCACAATCTAACAAAGAAGCGCCTTTACCGCACCGACGCCAGCGGCACGCTTCGATTTGTTGCTGACGTCACACTAGCGACAGCTTCTTACACCGATTCAAAAACAGACTCGCAACTAGGCGAGGCAATCACCTCTTCAAACTTTGATCCTCCGCCAGATGATATTTCAGCGGACCATCCTGACGGCCCTCTTCTCGGTCTCACTGCTATGCCTAATGGCGTTTTTGCAGGATTCTCTGGACGAACAGTCTGCTTTAGTGAAGCTTACTTGCCTCATGCTTTCCCAGATGAATATAAGCTGGGTGTGAAGTCTGACATCGTGGCGCTTGCTCCTATGCAGACAGGCTTGTTGATCTTAACAGCAGAAAAGCCTTACATGGCCTCAGGCTTAGACCCTGCATCTGTTGCTCTTACGGAAATAGACTCGACGCTATCATGCGTTGCAGGCCGCTCAGTTGTAGACATGGGGTCGTCTATTATGTATGCCAGTCCTGACGGATTAGTGATGGCTACAGACAACGGGTTACGACTAGTCACTGAGGATCTGCTTACTAGGGATCAGTGGCAGGCACTTGTCCCCTCTTCTATTGTGGGGTTTATGTGGGAAGGCCATTACATTGGGTTCTACAACACCGGCTCTGATCAGAAAGGATTTATTTTTGATCCGCGGGGAGAAAAAAATTCCCTCACCGACCTAGACTTTTATGCTACCGCAGGCTTCAACGACCTAGAAGAAGATGAGTTATACCTAGTAGTAGGTGGAGCGGTTAAGAAGTTTGCGGCTGGAAGTGCTCTTGCCTATACGTGGAAGTCCAAAAAGTTTTATAACAGCAGGCCCATAAACCCCGGCGTCGCTAAGGTACAGGCAGACAGCTATGGGTCTGGTATTACCTTTAAGCTCTATGCGGATGGGACATTGCAGCACACTCAAGTGGTGACCAGCGACGAACTGTTCCGACTTCCTTCAGGATACAAAGCAAAAGAGTTTGAGGTAGAGCTGACTGGATCTGATGCCATCAACGAGGTTTGTGTGTACGAATCGGCTGGAGAAATAAATGGCTAAAAAGAAGGCCGTGATGGCCGTCCCTCCGAGCTGGGGGGCACAAGATAAGCGCTTTGGCGAGACTGTAAAGGAAGGTCTTGACGTGTTGCTTGGTCATCGAGGACGGCCTCTTGAGCGGGCGGTTACTTTTCAGGATTTGCTAGACACCAACGTCCTAAAGCTTTCCGGCAACATCTCGCTTTCTACAGTCATCGATTCACCATCAAGCTTTGAGCCTGTAAGTGATGACACTGGAGTACAGCAGCCCCCTGCTCCGACAAGCCTCGTGGCTTCCGGTGCCTTCCAAAACATCATCTTGACGTGGGATTTAAGGAACTATGTAGGCCATGCCTTTGTTGAGGTGTTCCGTCACACAAGCGACAGCATTTCTGATGCAACGCTCTTGGCGCGTGTGTCTGGGTTTACTGGCATCTTTTCGGACCCGGTTGGAACCGGTGCGAGCTTTTACTATTGGGTAAGAGCTGTAAACATTCTGGATGATATAGGCCCGTTCAATAGCTCCATAGGTGTTAACGGAACTACGCAGCCAGACGTTGAATTAATCCTAGAACTCCTTGAGGAGCAGATCACGTCGAGCGAGCTAGCTCTGAGTTTGGCAACTCCGATTGGGCAAATCGACACAATTAACGCTCTGACCACGTCACTCGAAACATATACTGGCTTCATAGAATCCTATACCGGTGACAACCTAGTTACTCGGATAGGTAGCATCGACACTTCGGTGGGCACAATTAATACCGCCATTGAAACGATCAATACCTCTCTCGGCACTCTAAATACAGCGACGAGCAATCTGCAAACGTCGCTATCAGATCTGTCAGCAAATACGGCAGACGTCTACATATCAGGGACTCAGCCAGTCGGCACTGCTAACGATCCAATCGCGGATAACTCGCGTTGGTATGACACGTCAGATAACAACACCTTACACATTTACTTTGATGGAGACGGTGACGGAGATAAAGAGTGGGTTAGCATTGAAGACCCCCGGATCGGTGACAACGAAAGCGCAATAAGCACTTTAAATTCCACTGTTTTTAACGCTGACAACTCCTTAAAGCTTGCAACCTCTACCGCACTAGGTGCAACAAATACTACGGTTACTAACATCAACGGGACTGTGAGCAGTCTTTCAAGCGCGGTCACATCTCTACAGGGCGTTGTTTTTAATAGCGAAGATCAAGTGGTAGTTGCGACGACGGAAGCCCTCACTGCTCTTACTAATGATGTTACTGCGATCTATGACGGGGACGGGGAGCCGAGCTTAATAACAACAGTGCAATCGTCTGTCACAGACCTTAATGCTGCCGTCTTTGACGGTAATAATGTCAAGCTCGCTGAGACGAGTGTTACCGACACGCTAACTAGCTCAGTTACAACTCAAGGTGAGTCCATAGGAACTCTTCAGGGGCAAGTTACATCACTTAACGCGCAAGTATTTGATGATGAAAGTCAGCTTGCACTCGCAACAACTTCAACCGTGTCTGGTCTGACAGACAGGATAGAGGTAAATGAAGACGATATCGGAACCGCTCAAGGTCAGATTACGACCCTTAATTCTGCCGTCTTTGACGGTAACGGTCTAAAGCTCGCCGAGACATCTGCGGTTGATACGCTGACTCAGGAAGTTGAGGCTATCTATAACGGAACAGAAAACCCAAGCCTTGTAAAAACAATACAAACAAGTGTTACCGACCTTAACGCTGCTGTCTTTGATGGTAATAATGTAAAGCTCGCCGAGACATCTGCGCTTGATGCGCTGACTCAAGAAGTTGAGGCTATCTACGACGGGGAAGGAAACCCAAGCCTTGTAAAAACAATACAAACAAGTGTTACCGACCTTAACGCTGCTGTCTTTGACGGTAACAATATAAAGCTTGCCGAGACATCTGCGGTTGATACGCTGACTCAGGAAGTTGAGGCTATCTATGACGGAACAGAAAACCCAAGCCTTGTAAAAACGATACAGACGAGCGTTACCAGTCTTAATGCTGCCGTCTTTGACGGTAATAATGTAAAGCTCGCTGAGACGAGTGTTACCGACGGAATAAGCAGCACGGTAGAGACTCAAGGTGAGTCCATAGAAACGATACAGGGGCTTGTTACCAGCCTTAATTCCGCGGTGTTTGATGAGCAAGACCAAGTTAAGCTTGCTGAGGGATCAGCTCTAGAAACACTGACCAATCAGGTCTCCGCCATTTATGACCCGGAGTCGAATAACACTGTGATTGGCACTGTTCAGGGCGACATAACGACTCTTAACGGCGCGATATTTGATTCAAGTAACCAAGTTAAGTTAGCAAGCTCGACCGCAGTTTCGGCTCTAACCAATGAGGTTTGGGGTGCCGGAGTAAACCCTACCAGCGCAACGTCGTCTCGGATTGACGTGCTTAACTCAAGCCTCTTTGACAATGACACGGGATTAGAGGCTGTTGGTAATGCAGTTGACTTTGTAACAACAGAGGTTTTTCCAAATGGCGTCGCTAACAGTAGCGCAATCACAAATCTTAACGCGGCAGTATTTGACGGTGGTGGAAACTTAAAACTTGCTTCGTCCTCTGCTGTAGCTGTTCTGAACACTGAAGTATTTGGTCCAAACAGTGCTTCAGCAAGCCGAATAGATGCGTTGTTTACCGAGGTGTTTGATGCGAACGGTAGTCGACTAGCGACGGCCAGTGCCCTGAGCACGTTGAATACAGAGGTCAATGGTGACGGGGCAATAGCCGATAAGGTCTCTAACATTGCCGCGTCGATGTTTGTTAACGGGAACACTGAGGGAACTCTTAACTTAGCGACGGCCTCAGGCCTAAGCACGGTCACAGCCGAGGTGTTCCCTAACGGTACAAGCAATGCGTCTAGCATTGATCAAATATCAGCGGCAGTATTTGACGGTTCAGGAACGGTAAAGCTTGCTTCGGCTGATGTTGTGAGCACCATTCAAACTGAGGTGTTCCCTAACGGAACTGCAAGCGCCTCTGCGGTTGACACGGTTCAGGCTACAGTTGACGACCAAACGTCTTCTATTGAAACATTGCAAACGGTAGTCGGTGATGAGAACGGCGGCCTCTCTAGCCAGTACACAGTAAAGCTGGACAATGCCGGTCACGTATCTGGGTTTGGCCTGTCAAATACAGTCAATAACGGAACGCCAACGTCTGCATTCATTATTCGGGCAGATAGGTTTGCAATCGTAAATCCGAGCGCAAGCAGTCAGCAA